TCTTTAGTACCACATTCCTTATAGGTTTTCCTGAGGACAGGTTCAAATAGTTTGAGGTACATGCCATCCATTATGTTTACATAAGTTCGTTACGCTTATGCCTTGGGGCTATACATTGCTGTATAGATCGGACTATATCTTAACAATAGCTAATCTTCCAACCTCTTCTACCACGAATACCCTTATAGAGGAGGTTTCTTATATTACCTCTAGCAAATCCTAGAGTATCTGCACATTCTTGTATCGAATTAAACTTAAGTTGTCTACCATCAAGGTGCTCTGCTAGTACACCTTTAGCATTATTGGCAACTTTACCATAAGCTGGATTATTCTCACCCCACTGGTTCTCTACACCCATACCTCCTTCTTGAAGGTTATAAGTATTAGGTCTAGCAATAAACTCTGTATCTACCAGTAAAGCCTCTACTTCTCTAGCTTCTTTTCTGTTCGACAGAACTAATAGAACTTCTCTTTTAAAGTTCTCTTTACCGTACTTCTTAATGACTTGCTTTAGTATCCAACCACTACCTAAGTATCCATCATTAAGATTATCCGTAGAGTGCATCCCTACGTAAATCTTACCGTTTATTAGGTTTGTTGTCTTGTATATTATGTGATACTTGTATTCGTGCATCTTATTGTTATTATAGCTATTGTCCCCACTTTTTCAGATCACTTGATCTTACAATTAGTCTCTACACCTTCCTATTTCTAGGCTTGGCTCGGTATCGTCCCATAGGGAGTTTCACCGAATTTAATGGGTTTTATTTCGGCAATGTTGTTTACCGAAGTTACCTTCAATGACTACCTCATTAACCTTCCATTTCTTAGCAGTGTTCGCTAGTTTATTTAGGACTACATCAGAGTACCCCCCTAGGAGACCTCCTGCTTCCATGACGTAGATGTAGCCGTTAAGGTAATACAATACTGCATAACCTGTTTCGTCTTTCGGTTCTATGAAATTTCAACAGCTTTCCACCCTTTATGATGCTTACGGGTTCCCTTAGCTACCTTACGAAGGTTCTGAGGTGTAAGCTCATGTTCCTTACAGAACTCCACAAGAGATTCTGGGGTATAGGTGTTACCATTAGGGTCTGTAATAAGATAGCGCTTACCGGTACCATAGTTATGGGGCATACCCCCCTTTTTGAACCTAGTATCAAAGCAATCTCTACATACAGTACCTGTTCTACGGTTAGGTAGATACTTGTTGCAAACAGGGCATCTTACGGTAGCAACATCGCCACCTGCCCTTCTGTTCCAACCCATGTTTAGCTCAGGTCTCAACACATATTCCATGTTAAGAGCTTCAGCTTTAGGGAGCATCTTAATTAGAGAGATCTCAACATTTTCTTTACCAAGGTTCCTAAGGGTTTCTCCTACAGGACGCTTTGAGCAGAAGTGTTGTGAGAGTCTATAATTCAAAGATCTTCTAGTAATGCCAACATATCCACTTGCTAGGTCGTTATTACCTTTTTCGTGAATATGGTACACTTTGTACAAACGGGTTTTAGCTCTAAAGTTGTTGATTTTCATATTTATGTTTAGTAGTTGTTAATTACTTTCTTATGGTCGCCCATAAGTCCAGACTATATCTTTTTCACCCCTGTTTCCCACTAACACTCAGCGGTACATAATAGTCGTTACACCTTCCTAAATTAGGCTTGGCTCGGTATTATCTCTTAGAGACGTTCACCGAATTTAAGGGTTTTATTTAATGACGAGGCAAGACAATTCACCACGTCCAGACGGATCAACACACATCATCTTATAGGTATACTTCTCCATCTCTGGGGAAGCTGTGTGGCACATATAATAGGCATCTCCCTTTAGTCCCATTACCTTTGGGATTTCCTGTAGTGAGACCTTACGAGTAGGATCAGGCATCCATGTAAGCTTCATAGGTGCCTCATCTGTACTGAAGGTGCCTACAATGAGATCTCTAAGTCTCAATGGGTACTTATCAGCATCAGATAAGCTAGTGTCTAGCATGAACTGCAGCAGGAACCCAGCTCTTCTATAGGACAGCTCTCGTTTCTGTAGATCCTCTTCATTGAATCTAAGGGGATCTGTAGGCTTACCTGCGTACTTCTCAGGATCACTGTCATACTTGTCTGCAATGAACTTAGCTAGGCGTGTACCATAGTTAGCTCTCTGGATATCGTCATAAGGATATCTTGCAGGGTAGATGATAGCAGTGTACCCTCTCTCCTGAAGTTCATTATAGAGAGACATTTCATTCTGAGGGGTACCAAGGTAAATGATGGTGCCATTAGGTTTAATGACTGCATCGAACTCTTTTCAATTTGTTCAGTATAGCTCGCTACACTATACCAGTTTTTAAAACTTCTCCATGTCACCATGAAGTTCAGACTATATCAAAATCCTTGTTCAGGATTCTCACCATTTCCACCTGCTTAGGTGTACTCCCTTTCGGGATAGTCGTTAGGCGTTTATCAGTGCTTCCGTTAAAGTTAGTTAAGCAATCTTATTTGACTTCCTACAATTATCCATGAAAGATAAGTATTGTAAGTTATCAATAGTGTGTGACCCACCTTTGCTAATAGGTATGATGTGATCAACTGTCATTCCTTCGGGGCAGCTCTTATAAAACTCTCTTATTTCGTGTAGTTCTTCAAAAGTATCTGCAATGAATACCTTAGCTTTTCTACAACGGTCACAAGCCCTATAAAAGGAAGGGCAGTATTTATAAGATTTTTTCATCCAATTCTTTCTAGCCCTTTGCATGGCTTCTGGATTGGACTCTCTCCAAAGTTTATTGATTTGTTTAATTTCTTCTTTCTTATCTTTATATCTAAGACTAGAAAGTTCTTTCTTACAAGCTTTACACATTGGTTGTCCAATGTTCTTGCCTGCTTTAGTAATGCGCTTATGAAAATCCGTTAAGGGCTTTTCCGCATTGCACTTACTACAAATTTTAGTTTCCATGTTAATCTCCAAAAAAAAAACATGGAAGCACTGAATTTAGCACGGGATTGTCTCAATGAGAGTTTCCCCGTTTAAGTGAGTTTTGATAGTTAATTACTTAACTAAAAGGCAAAAGTTTACCAATTCAAATAGCTGATCTCTAAGCACCTGAGTGAAGGAGTTATTCGGAATTTCGACGTCATCGCCGCAGATAATATCAGCACGAGAGCCTGTCAACTGACCTCTAATACCTACGGATTTAACCGAAGGTGAATGGTCCGGTTTAGCCGGCCCCACGTCAAAAAGGTTCTGAGTGTCTCTCTGACCTTCACGAGCCTTCAAGTGATCCAAGAAAGGAAGCTCGTTGATAATCTTCTTAATAAAGGTTGCATTAGCATCAGCTCTTTCCTTATTAGCTGAAACAATCATAATCTTAAGCTGAGGATTCTTCCATAGGCACCATACTACATAAGCACAAGTAATGAAACTCTTAGCTACCCCTCGGAACCCCATAAGAATGAATCTATCATTAGGGGGATGCTGTAGTGTCTTAGCAATATCTACCTGAATAGGAGTAGTCTGTGGCAACCCAATAGTCTGCCATACTAAGCTGCAGAACAATGGAAAACTATTAAAGTATGGAATCAATGCTTTAGTTGACAAGGCCATTAGCTCCATAGTCTAACTCAAAGTTCTCCTTAGTAGCCTTCAGCAGGGATGCCAATGCATTGTCTCCATCTTCGCCAGCCTTAGGCACACAATTGATGCCATTTCTCTGCAGTTCCTTAATAATCGCATTGTATAGCTGAGGGTTACGTTTCTCTGGGTCTTTAAGGTCGTTCAGCATGTTCTCCAACATGTTGTCCTGAATCAAGCTCAGCAAGCTCTCTCTGTCTAATGATTCTTTGTTCTTCATTGATTCTCACTCTCCTAGCAGCTAGGTATGGGTCTACCCAGTGCTTCTTTATCATTGTTATAATGCCTACTATAGTGTACACAATAGTACCTATGTAAACCCAGTCACTAAGGGCTACCCCTAAAAAGGTAACCCCTGTGACAGCTATAGGGGGAGACATACTAATAATATCCTTTACTCTGGATCCCCCATCTTCAACTGTAGATCCTATATCTAGAAATCTCATGAAGCTACACCTAAGAGCTTCCTAAAGTCTGCTTTGTGGAAATGCTTTCCCTTAAGCATCTTACCATCAGCTCTATAGGTAGGGCAGAGGTTACCATTGTCATCAACCATCTTGCTAACGAACTCCTCCCCTAGAGCCTTCATGCCTAACTCAAGAGGATACTTATGTTCGATAGTATACATAATGCATACCCAGATAAGGTCACAAATCTCTTTGAAGTCCTCAGGGGTACCAGATTCTTCCTGCAGCCACTCCTCAAACTCCTCTCTAATAAGATCAGTATAAAGTCTGCCACTAGTCCCTGAAGGGTGAACCTTGTCGAACAATCTCTGCATCGTGTCCGCAAGAGACTCTGTGGAATATTCTAAAGACTCGCTGATTGCTAGAGCCATGGTATTCATGTTTTTCCTTTTTATCTAATTCAAATTTACCATCAATGAGGACATCAACATAATCCAAGATGGGTTCATCTTTGATATCCTCATAGGTACGTCCTGTCCATAACCAGATTCTCTTAGTGTCCCCATAGACATCCCTCACACGCTTCAGGATTTGCTCTACAGCGTGTTTGTTATAGGGTTCTAAGGGGTCACCACCTAAGATACTCAATCGTTCAATATAGGGCGATTTAAGAGCATCTAGGAGGGTGTCTAGAGTATCTTCAGTGAACTCTTGACCGTATTGGGGATCCTGAGCTTTCTTGTTGAAGCACCCTCGGCAGCATAAGGAGCATCCTGAGACAAACAGGTCTACCCCCATGCCATCCCCATTAGTCATACTACAGGTATCTATCTTAGCGTAGTTCATCGTTACATTGATACTCTGTCTTTAATTTCAGCTAACTTAGCATCGTTCATACGAGTACTACCATTAGCTTTAGTGTACCCTAGGTATCCGCAAACACGACTAATGACAGACAAGTTAGTAGATCCACAATGTGGACACTTATTCATGACATTAGTTGAATGCTTACCGCAGTCCTCACAATAGGCACTGTCAAAGTTAATACCCTGATAGAACCCTTTCTTCATACCTCGTAAGATCAGTGCCTTAAGTGCCTGAAGGTTCTCAGGGTTAGTCACTCGGACATACTGAATGTGTCCTCCGTTGCACATATGGAACATCTCATATTCAGCATCTTGTTTCTCGAAGGGAGTGATAGGTTCATTAACGTGCATATGGAAGCTGTTAGTGAAGTACTCTCCAAACTGATGGTCACCTGTATAGTCAGCATATTGCTTAGCTTGTACACCACAAAGGTTCTCTGCAGGCGTACCATAGACAGCATAGAGATAGCCATCTTCTTTCTTGAACTTCTCTACCTTATCATTAATATGTTTCAGTACAGTTCGGGCAAACCAAGGATCCTGATAGAGTGTCTTACCAGTAGCAAGGATATTAAGTTCATTGAGAGCAGTAACACCAAAGGATGCAGTCATGTATTCAACCAAATCACCAATCTCATCGTCTGCCTTAAGGTTCCCCTTATAGAACCCTCCTTGCATGAATGCCATAGGATTGGTACAAGCTTTAGTGTGTCTGATGATATCATAGCGTTTCTTAAAGAAATTACGGATAGTCTCAAGTCGTACATCAAGGACATTGAAGAAGTCTACGTTATTCTTTAGAGAGTAGGCCAAAATAAGGGGGAGATTAAGAGACACTGCCCCAATGTTGCATCGACCAACAGTAATAGCTTTGCCCTCCTTATCGTGCCATTCAGTGAGGTACGCCCGGCATCCCTGCCATAGGCTGTATCTCATAATTTGATTCCATTTATTTCTAAATGGGCTAGACTATATCTTCCTAAATCTTAGTTTAGGCATACCGTTTCGAAGGCGTGAGCAATCACCTCGCGCCCCCTACACCCCTACATTCATCAGGGTTAGTCGTTAGACACACAATAATTCTTATTATTGCTTCGTACGGGATTGTCCTCAACATTACTTGTTAGGAGTTTCCCCGTTTAGGTATGTTTAACGCCGACAGGATATTAGTTTATCGGCGAAGTAATAGCTCCAGTACGCTTGTAGATGTCTGCAGCCTTACCATGGTTCAAGCTAAGATAATCAGGGTACATGCACTTACTGGAACACTTCACAGCAAGTTCAAAGAGCTCCTTGTGATCTTCATCTTCATTGATCTTATTTTCATCATAGAGGAAGACAAGCTTAGGGAACACCACCTGTTTACCTCCATGCCCCCTCATGCGAGTCTTAAGGATGGTCTCACCAATCATCCGCATGATGTCTCTATCAAGGTCGTCCATCATGATGTCCCAAGTACCGAAGGTAAGCGTAGTGAATGCGAAGTCACCGCGAGAACACGGAACAGTATTGAGTTTCAGCTCAAGGGACTGGAAGCCTTGTTCAAGTTCACGCCTGAGATCCCCCATAGCCATTGCACAGGATTCATCATACTCCATGTTGCATTGTTCGAAGTATTTCTTAAATGCGTTATCGTAGGTCTTCTTAGCATACGGAAGGAGAACCTTATCGATCTCTGCAAGGGTGAATCCACCGAACTGCTGTGCAGTAGCCACAAGAGTGATGTCACCGATAACCTGAAGTGCACTCAATACACTCGTAGGTTCCGTGTAGTCCACATTGGACATACTAAAGCCACCCCTAAGTACATTCCCAATATCAAACAGGCAGCAATTGACAGAACCCATGAGCATATCTCGCATATCGTGAATGTAGATATCGCCACGCTTAGTTAACTCTTTTTCTTCCTTGCTAAGATAGAATTGTCGATAGAGCTCTTTTGTAAGGTATCCCTTAATGAGCGAGCCTTTTGTTGACACCAGAGAGCTATCGAAGTTAGCATTCTCTCTGTCCCCAAGTAGAAGCACGTTATCAGCTTCATCTTTAACTTTCTCAAATGATTTAGCATAAGTATTCTTATAGTCTCTATATTCTTGATATGAATTCGCTACATCAGTCAACCCAAAGTACTTCAAATAATGAATTACTTCCTTATGAAGGTCTTTAGTTGGAACATCTCTATCAATAATTAAACAAGAGTGAACTTTCTCAACCAGTTTGTTAAGCACATCAGGCTCCACATATTGATTCACTCTAGCAGCTGCCTTATAGACAGCTTCTTTGATCTTCTCTCCGTTCCAACCTTCTACAGTATCGTCTTTCTTAATTACTCCCAGTGCCATAGTGTATTTAGTTATTTAATTAGTGTTGTTCTTATCCGTGAACTGTGCCTTAGCAAACTGCTTTATGGCAGTAACTTCCTCAGAAGTAAGTTCACTAGTAATATTAGCATAAATCTTCTTCGTTACGTTGTTGTCTTCGCTATACACGATGACATCAAAGGTAACCGTAGTAATGTCGGGTTTCGCTGTAAAGAATGCCTTACGGTTCTCATACTCACAGGCACCTACATTGCCATCCCAATAAACTTGTATATTCATTTACTTAGTCTGTTAGATAGACTCAGTAGCCCTACGTTAATTACTGTGCGTAAATCCTTTAGGACTACTGAAACACCCGAATTACTTGCTCTTCTCAATGCTAATGAGATAGTACAAAGCCTTTAGGGCATCCTTATAGGCTCGGATGTCTCCCTCAGTATGGTAAGATTCCTTGTTACGCTTCTCAATAGCTTCAAGAAGTTTATGCTTAGCCATCATAAAAACATTATCTTCCCATTTAGCATCAATCATCTTTGTATTTCTCCATAATATTAATTAGAGCCTCACCATCAGACTTATCGAATTTAAATCCAAGGTATTCCACAGTACCACTCTTATCGAATGCACTGTTAATGAATCCCTTAGCAACTTCGATGTCTACCTTGTTGTTCTCATCGACGATACCCACCTGCTTCAGCATAGGCAGATACTTACCGATGAGGGTATCCGCCTGATGCAGAATCAAGAACGTACTCCCTCCAAGAATCCATTTCATCGTGGAGGGAGCACTAGGCATCAGTCGAGTATCAACAAACTCAGGGAGTACCTGAGAGATCTTACTCAAACTGATTTTCATAAGGAAATATTATGCTCCAGTAGCAGGAGTATTCGTAGGAGCAGTCCACGAATTGTACTTAGCCATCGGAGTCGGGCAGATTGCACTCATAGGCACAATGGTATCCGTGATCTTACCAAGAGTACCCATCATGTTGGCAATGGTTCCATCAAGACAACCAAACTTTGCCTGAGTAGTCAGAGCAAGTTCATTGACCTTGCCAAGAACAATCTGCTCACGCAACTCCTGCTTCTCACAGCAACACTTAAGCTCTGCCTGAAGTTTAGCAAGCTCAACACGGTTGTTAGCCGCTTCATCAGACAGAGGCTTAAGGTATGCAAAGGTTTCATCACGGAGCCTATGGTTGTCAGTCAAAGACTGCATATAGACTTCTTTGGCATTCTTATCTGAGTAGTTTTCAGCCTTGAGCATGCTGTTCTCAGCCTGAAGAGCAGACACTACGTTCTGATTGCCTCCACCGAGGAGACCACCAAGGAGACCGTTGCCGTTATTAGAGCTGTTGAGAACACCCAGAGCAAGGCCTGCGATACCAGTACCAAGACCCGCACCTGCAACACCCTTAGAAGCAAATTCAGCCATAATATACTCCTTTCTAGCATAAAGCTAGTGTTAATAGTTTAGTAGCTTAGGTTAAACTAGAATGCTCTAAGGCTATAGCTACTGAAAAGCCTAGCATTCTGAGAGGTAGTTTATAGTGCACCTCTCGTGGCACTATAGGTAATCTAAGCGAGAACCTTATGGGATCCCCACTTTAGCCAGTCCGGTGCTCGGAGTACCTTCAGTGTCCTCACAGAACACTTTGGGCATCACAGGCCACTCAACGTCTCTAGGGAAACCACTCTGAAGAGTGATATCCCTAAGAGCCTTTCTGTAGTTCTTAACGACCTCAAGAGTCTCAGGATCAGCAGGATAGTCAGGCATCATGTACCAGTCAGTTTCTGCGAGCCTTCTGTCTCGCTCCGCCCGTACTTTCTTTTCGATCTCTTCTTGTGGCATTGTAGGCGCATACCCAGCTATGAAGTACCGTCCGTCGTAGGCTTGTTCAACCTCACCAACCTCCGTATAGCCCATAGATTCGAAAAATGGGATGTTATCACCTACGGCGACAAGGACTTCGTGCGTTTTTGGGTTGTAAATTTTATACCGACAAATCATATTTATCACCACACAGAATGGAAGTAAATTTGGGTTTCACTGCTTTCGATCTTATAAGTTTCTCCGCCCTTTGCAGGGCACATAAACCAACCATAACCAGGGTAACGATATTGGCCGAACTGCATAATGATTTGATTGCTAGCCTTGTGTGTTACCGTGAAGCTACGATTGTCAGTATCAGCAGAAAGCCGCAGGCGAAGCCATCCGTCTTGCGATGGTGTAAAATCGCCCGCTTTGAGGCTAATATAAGACCCATAAATCGGCACCATGGTTTTTACTCTAATAGTTACATCACCCCCGTCATTAGGTGTAATGCCGTTCACACTAAGGACAGCATTAGGCATGTCCGTAATCTGAGACACCGTATGAGTGTGGGCCTTGTTAGCCTTACTATCAAGTGCTTTCTGAAGATCAGTTACATTAGCAATGCTATGCTGATGGTGTTTAGAAGCCATGGGGTAGTTAGTACCCGCAGTACCACTCATACCTACCAAGCGCTTCGTTGTCTTATTCCATACCAACTGACCTTCAACACCCGCATAAGCGTTGATCTGTGCAGTAGTACCAGTCAATTGTTTTCTTTGTATAATTGCCATAATTTACTTTAGGGACTGCCTAAATCTCCATAATCAATGAAACCATTAAAGGTCGTAATATCCAACTTCTTAGCAAGACCTGTAGTCACATCCATAGTGTTAGCCTTACTGGCAAGCCTCGTCTGAAGTTCCTCCTTAGTAGCAAGACCACTAAGATCTTGCTCAGGAGGGGTACCAGTGATCTCACTATACGCAATGCTGTCCTTAGATGCAAGGGCGCCTAGCGTAGGCTTGTTCTTGATGAATGTAGTAGAGGTCGCACTAGTCTCAGCCCAGTCAGCCTGTAACTGGCCTGCAGTAGCCTGATCCGCATATTGCTTAGCGAGATCAGCTTGTTTCTTGGCTTCAACTTCAGAAGCCTTAGCGTTAGTCTCAGAGGTACCCGCAGCAGTCTTAGACAAAGCCGCATTCTCCTCAGAGAGCTTAGCCGCCTTAGCACTATTGCTAGCCGCAGTAGCCTGAGTAGTAGCGGTGCCTGCACTGTTAGCCGCATTCGTAGCACTGGCCTTAGCCTTCGTAGCATCAGCACTAGCCGCAGTCGCACTGTCCTCAGCCTCGCTAGCCTTCGTCGTAGCAAGGGTTGCCTGCTGTGTAGCAATGGTAGCCTTAGCAGTGGCAGTAGAAGCACTCTGAGTGGCAATAGTAACCTGAGCCTTCGCAAGGTCTACCTGCTTGGTACCTTCAGTGCTAACAAGACCAACCTGTTTAGCACCCTCAGCAGTAACGGCATTAACGCTAGTCGTCTGTTGAGTCTGCACTGCCTTCACAGCGGTACCCTGTTGGGTAACCACAGCATTGACAGAGGCAGTCTGTTGGGCCTTCACAGCGTTAACACTGGTAGTACCCTGATTACTCACTAGACCAACTTGTTTGGTGCCTTCAGCTGTAACCCTATTGACAACATCAGTAGCAACCTGAGTAAGAACCTCATTAGCCTTATTGGCATAATACTTAGCAGAATACTCAGTACCATCAACAGTATCAACAAGCTTAGTAGCCCAATTCTTAGCTAACTCAGCACTATCTGAGGCTCTTATTTCAGATGCCTTAGAGTTATTTTCAGATGTTTTAGAGTTATTTTCAGATGTTTTAGAGTTATTTTCAGATGTTTTAGAGTTATCCTCAGACACCTTAGCTTCATTAGCTTTAGCAATTGCTACACTAGTGTTTTCCTTAGTATCAGTATTAAGAACCTTATTCTCTGCAAGGATCTCTCTGGATTCCTGAAGGATAGCCTGATTCTCGACCTTCACTGTATCAGCATGCTTTGAAGCACTAACAGCAGTACCTGCAGAAGCCTGAGCATTTACCTCAGACAACTTAGCGTTCTCTTCAGATTTCTTAGAGTTAGTCTCAGCTTCAACAGCTCTGTCTCTAGCTTTTTCAGCGGCAATCTTAGACTGATGGGCACCTAATGCATCAGCCTTATAGACCCCATAGGTTACAGCATCAGAGTCAGCTACAGGAGTACCTACATTGATGATACGTTTACCCTTAGCGTCCCAGTTTCCCTCTCGGTTGACACTAAGGGAATCCTCAAGGATATCTCGACCTTCTTCAGCGATATGAAATGCCTGCATCTGAGACGTATCCAAGTCAGTAGCCTTAAGAATGGAGGCATCCTTAAAGGTGACTACTCGTTCAGTAGCTGAGGTATGTCTTCGGATTGTTAAGGATTCTCCTGATGCAGGAGCTACCTTAAGTCTAATCGTAGTTTTATCTAGGAAGTAATAGTCACTGCCAGTGTCACCATAGTCACCCCCAGTAAGGGCAGTACCAGCGCCTAATCGTACAGTAACGAAAGACTTCTTTAGATAATCAAAGGGAATGGTAAAGTCAGTTCTAGTACCGTCCCCTTCGTAAATGATAATAGTAGAAGCCATTATTGGTTGTCTGTAATAAAGTTAATCATTGTTTGCTGTAGATAGGGGGCATTTGGAGTAATAGCTTTAATGCTCCTTCCAAAGCTCTTAGCAATCCTCTCACGTTCTCTGTTAGTGTAGAGTGATTTGTTCATGAACTTAGTCTCTGCAAGGTTTCTAGCGTCTGCCTGAAGGTTCCATAGTCCACTAATGGTGCCATAAGCAGGAAGCAATTGCCTAGCCCACTCATCTAAATCAAAGTGCTTAGCAAAGTCCTTTCTATTGACGTCCTCAAAGGTAGTCGTAGATTTAATGCCTGTATTGAACCCTGCCATATTAGCAATTAGAGCAGGCATAGCAAAGACACTAGATCTCATGATACCGTTAAGGCCCACCATAGCTAACTCTTTAGCATCCATCTTATTCCAAGAATCAACCCCTAAAGAATACTTAAGGTAATTCTTGCGTTGCTCATCGTTCATACCAGACATAGCTAAACAAGACTGACCAATGTAACCTGCAGTACCTAAAGCACCTGACAGAGCAACCGTAAGGAACTGCCCTAATGCATCCCCTTCAGCGGCTCTTAGGGCACTCTTTGCTAACCTCTTGTTGTACGAACGAATAGCAAAAGATTTGAACTGAGTAAGAAGGTTCATCCAAGGAGACTTTTGATTGCCTCTCCATAGGAAGGTATCTGTTAAGTTATCTCTTTGGATAACCTCACTAGCTACGTAGTCCCCAAGTCTTCTGAGGGTCATGAGATTGTTCATATCCCTTTCGATCAAATCAAAGTATTCCTGATCTTTGATCTTAATGCCCCCCTCAGGGGTAACTTCAGTAGAGTTCTTAAGAGCCTTCACTAAGTTAGAGAATCTTTTATCTGCCTTAAGACCTAATCGGTTCAACACAGAATCACTAAGGAACATACCTCTCTTACCCCCTTCATGAGCATACCTCACAAGGTCTCCTAAGAAGTCCCCCCGTGCAGTGCTCACAATAGAGTTCTGAGAGTGTGCTAGATATCTTGTGAAAGGAGAGTTACCAGCGGCATATGCAGTACCTGCAACAACCTTAGCCATCCCTACATGCAGAGGGTCAGTCTTGTTTCGAGTGAATCTTTCAATATTTCTATTGTTGATTTCTCTCCAAGTCTGTCGTCTCTGTAGTTCATTGCCAAACACCTGATTGAGGATAGCGTGCCTATCATCGGCAGTGTAGACACCCTTAGACCAATCTGCTAACTTACGTTCTACCCCGGGAATACTCTTGATAATGAAAGAAGCCCCAAATCCTTTAATAGCTTCAGCAGTCTCAAAGTGATTCAAGAAACCCATAAAGGCATTCTTAGTGAAGAACGTAAGGTTCCTAGCAACATCATAGAATGCAGATGCTACAGTGTCCCCCTCATTAGGGTCTCTCATAGAGCGGCCATAGTAATCAGCAAAGTATGCCCTTAGTGCCTCTGTCTGCTCATTCTTAGTCTTTAGGTTAATCTCAGATTTACCTAGGTCATTCAAAAGATCATCAAAGTATCTTTCAGCATCCTTGTAGCTAGTGACTCCGAACACTTTATTAAGACCTAAATCCCCTGAGACCCTTAAGGTATACCCTTGCATAGTATCAAAGGAATCAGCCTGTAGTTTGTCTACAGAGAAACCATCAGTGTCCTCAATAGTGAACTTCCAAGGCAATCTGCTCTTTTGATAGTTATAACTAAAGCCCCCATCAGCATCATTAAGGAAGCCTTTGCGGATCCCCTCGCCTTGATCAAGATGACCTAAGGCATCACTATTGGCTTCTTTAGTTACCCATTCTTCAAACGTAGGAACACTCTTAGGAACTTTATTAGGGGCATCCTCTGCAAGCTTCTCTGCAGGTTTGACAATAGTATCATCATAAATCTTTTGGAACTGCTTAAGAACTTTAGGATCATCAAGAGACCGCAACAAGAGATTAGCAATCTTCTCTTTAGCAAGCTTGATGTTGCCTAATCTTGAGGCTGAACCAAAGGAATCAACAAAGTCTGCAGCCTTTTTAAAGGAGACAATGTGAGGGAAGTAGTCTTCGACACCTTTAATCATCTTGCCGTTGACAAGAGCACCTCCATAGAAATTATAGAATCCTTGGTACTCTTTAACAGCATTCTGAAAGTTCTTTGAGGAATCTAAAGGTGTTTCAATGCCTTCAATCTTTTGTTTAATCAGGTGGTCAAGGTCTTCATAAGAGTACTGATTGTTGTACTCATTGAATAACTTTTGACGATAATCAAAGTACGAATCGCTGTACTCTCTGCCTTTGTCTCTATAGAAATTTCTATATTCCTCTGCAGTGAACTTATCAGTGCTGAACTGCTGACCTGTAGATCTGTCGCCTCGCTCAGATTTACCTAAGCGATCCCAAACGTTCTCCTTAAATTCCTTAGATCCTAATGTATCCGGTAGTTTGTCTATAGCACCTTGAACAGTGATTGATGGAAGCTTTGATTCAATCTTAGTGAGAAGATCATTAATGATACCTTTAGGGGCCTCCTTAGTGATTGCCTCCTCACCCTTCTCAGCAAAGTTCTTTACTTGAATTGTGGCACGTCTCGAAACATCCCCAAGAGGTTCACCAATGCTTTTCTTAGCTCCCCCTAAGAGCTTAGCAGCTCCTTCTATAGTGCCCCCAAAGGCCATCCCGATTCCGAAGTCCATGAAAGCACTGTTGTCATCCCCCATAGACCAATTATCAAGCTGACCTGAGACTGCCCCAGAGACTGCCCCTAGTCCAACTCTAGCAACTAAAGAACCTCCCCCTACAGGTGTATATGACAAAGGATCACCCGCCATAGAACCTGCACCTGACAATAGGTTATTCCATATGGAGGCATAAGACTGCTTCTTACGATAGTCATCTACCTCCTTCATGAGTGCTACATTCAAGTCAAACTGTGCTTTGTTCTGAGCACCCCAAAGAGCACTATTGTATCTATCTAGGTTATAATCAAACAACTCTAATATAGAGGTACGCTCGGCATCTGTAGGAGTATATGCAGGGGGACTAAAGAAATCATAGTTACCCCCAAGATACTTTTGGACTTCTTTAGGTGCCCATGTATTCCAAAAGCCCCCTACAAAGCCTACATCAGTATCAGCTTCCTCTTCTTTTCTCTTTTGTTCTTCCTGTTGATGGGCATTGAATTCAGCCTTTTGATACTCAGTAAAAGTGCTTACTTGATCAACACCTGACAAGGAATTCAAAGCTTTATCTGAAGAGGAGACAAAAGGGTTTCTAGTGGTTACTTCGTTGTCTGCCATGTATCAATACCTTCAGTTCTCTCGTTCCACTTTCGATTAGCCTCATGAGCCTTAATAATCCACTGCTGTCCATAAGTCTTAGCAGGATTCTTAGCACGTTCATCAATGTAACTCTTGTAGCTGTCATTAATGAACTTATTGTCTACTCTAAACTTAACACGGCCATTAGTGATATCATAGACGTCTAAGGTATCTGTCTGAGGGTTATACCCAACAATAACGTCCTTATCAACAGTCCATTTGTTCTTCTCAAAGGCTGCCTCAAGTAACTTTTCAGTGTACTCCTGAACATCACTAAAGGAAGCGTTAGGGACACTAAAGAGACTATTGGGAATATAGGAGCCCATTAGTTTGACATTAGATTCCTCCATATCCTTCTTAGCTTTGTCTATAGCATCACTCATATCCTCATTAAAGTATGAGTAGCTCAGAGCTTTGTTGAAAGCAACAGTCTTAGAGTACTTATCGTTGAACGAGATATCGAGATCATTAGAGATATTATCCCGCATAGCCTGAATGGTGTGTCTGCCATCAGCAGTAGAGGATAGCTCTTGGTATCTTGAGGCCGCCCTAATGCAGTCCTCATAGGAGGAACCTGTTGAAATACTGTTCACTAAAGCTCTGACTAAGTTTTGCTCATAAGGCTTCATATCACCAAAGGCTAACTCAAAGCTATCTGGATGAGCCTTATACAGTGACAACATCATATCTAACTGCTGAGGAGCCTTTACGTTAGACACTTTAGATTCTGTAAGTTTACGAACGTCCCCTGTAAGGGAGCTCATTACTTTCTTAGCTTCTGCACTAAGGTAAGCTTTAGCAGGATTATAGCCACCTGATGGATTTGAAGCAATCTGAAAGATATCCTCAGTAGTGTACACACCTGATTCAACGTTATTAGTAAAGAGCTTATCTAAGTCTTTACTAGTCAAATCAAGGATATCAGGTTTATAGACAACTCCGCCTGTCTTTAGGGCATCTAGATAAAGGTTACCATTCTGAAGAGTAGCAGCATCCTTAGCTTGTTTCTCAGCATCCCTATTGGCTTGAGCAATCAATCTATCTGCCTGAGTTCGTGCCCTCTGTCCTGCCTTAATGAGCCACTTATAGCGGTCACTAAGGGCACCCCCAGAACTCTGGGCTTCCCACTGAGCCATCTCATCAATGGTCTGATAGTTGCCCTCATTAACGAATGCTTCTACTCGTCTATGATCTTCGCCCCAGACCTCAGCATCCCTAGTCCACATAGTAGCTCTAGCCTGTGCCTTAGCTTTGCCCCAAGCAAGCTCACCCATGATGTTCTTAAGACTCTCCCCGTTCTTAGCATAGGGAGGAGTATAGTCACCCAACTGTTCGAGCAACTGAACACCATCAGAGCGCTTAGATACCATAGTGATCATGTTGTCAATCAGCTGCTTCTGTTGATCAGGGGTATAGTGGACGCCTACAGTATCGTAGACCTGATCAAAGACTCCTACAATGCTCTTATAGTTAGCATTAGGATCATTAATGAGTGCACTAAAGTTAGCTGATTCTGCTAAGATAGACGCCTGAGTTTTTTCATTGTTGTCTACTGTCTGAGCTTTAGCAATGAACCCTACACGACCCTGAGGAGAAGTCTCATAGAAGCCCCTGCGGAAGTACTCATCAGAATCATCGTACCCAAAGGCTTCCAACATATCACTCTTAGATTCTTGGAAGTATCTAAAAGCCTCAGCATCAATCTGCTCAGGAGACATATCCTTAAGCAGATTCTTGTCGATAACCTCTCTCTCAAAGTCCTGCTTAGCAATGGAGTAAGCCATCTTGCCATGCATGTACTTGAGACGAGACATAGCAATAGGGTCATCTTGGAATGGCACTGCATGATCCTGAATATCTCTTTGGTAATCCTCAAGAGAATGCTGTTGCAGGTACTCATCAACAAGCTTATTCTTTCTATCAGTCTCAGATTTAAAGTAGTCCTCAGTAGCTCTACCGATACCCTTAAAGGCATGCATTAATGATTCAGCCCAGTTGTGTTCCTCAGGCTGAACAGTCTTCTCAGGGATGTTTAATGAGGCACCTTTATATGACCCTAGTTTAGCTAAGCTAGAATTGAAGTACTGCCACTGGCCAAACTGGGACTTAACTGAAGAGGTACCTGAAGTGTTCTCATAAGCCATTAGTAATAATATCCTCCATAGGAGCCTCGTCTACCACCATTAAAGCTTTGATTAAGAGAGCCTGTTGCATTCTGCAGATAATCAAGGAAGTTAAACATGCCTTGGTTCTGTGTCTTCATAGTGCTGTAGTTAGTCATAAAGTTACTCATAAAGCTGCCTCCGGTACCTGCAGTAGAAGCAGAGGTAGTAACACCTGCTGTAGAGGTACCTAAAGCACCTGAGAGACCCGCAGAGCCCCCAACACTAGAGGTACCTGCAAGAACTGTCTCTCCGCCTACAGTGCCTGCAATAGAACCACCGGTACCACCTGCGGCTCCACCTGCGGCACCCGCAAGGGCACTGCCTGCACCTGCAGTGAACGCACCAATAGCGGCACCCTTAGCAGAGGTATCAAGGAATTCCATAAGGTAACTAATGCCCCCCTTATATTGGCTCTTGAGTTGATCTCTGGCTTGTTCTACAGAGTTCTTCATTTGAACATAGAGAGCATCCTTTTGAGATCTAATGTTTACTACATCAGTCTCATAGGCATCCTTAAGGGCAGTCTTTTGTCGCAACACTGCACCTGAGATTGATCTTTTGATTTGTCCTGCAGTTCGCCCTTCGTAACCTGTCTCAGCTAGAGAAGCTTCAACTGTAGCATTATTCTGCAAGGCGTTATAAGACAACTGAAATAAGTTGCTCACAGCATTATCATAGGCACTCTGCTCTTGTCTAGTCAATTGGTTCTGATTCCAATTGTAGTTCATCTGAGCATAGTACATCTGTTTCTTGAATGCTTTAGTGAGAGATCTGTTGTACTTTGATTTCTGCCACAGGGAACTGCCACCACCTGCAACTGCACCGATTACTGCACCTGCAGCAATTATTCCTGACATAGTTCCTCTCTATTGTTAGTTAATAACTGCCACTCATCAGTAAACTCTTTCTCTGCTTCCTCTACAGTAGATGCGTTACTAGCAAAGAACATTGTAATGTATGTGTCCTCAAAGGCACTAAAGACCTGCCTACGGCCATCCATACCTTTCAATACAGAATAGCCAGAGATCTCCTCTAGGTGATCCCCCACGACAACCTTGCAGTTACCACTAACGATAACCACTGTAGGAATCTTAATGAAAGCACCTGCACCAATCTCACCCTTTCTCAATAGAATGGTTCTAACGTAACAGCCTGCCCACAGGAAATGATCTAATTCAATAGGTGCCTCAGGAAGAGACAGAGTAGCCATAACAAGACCTTTACCAATCTCTTGCTCCATAGGCGCCATACTAGGCAGAGCACCTACCATAGCTTTCTTAAGAGTTAATCCCTTTCTCACGTCTGACTATTCCTCCGAATATAATATCCTTCCCAACCACCAGAGATAAGGTTCACAGGCAACGGATTATTTGAAGTAACTGTAATCTTAACCTCAGTACTATTGTCCTGCACAGGGAACTTAAACTTACCTGTTGCTACTCTATAGGATCCTAAGACTAATGGAGATTCACTTAAGGCCTTAGATGTACAAGTGTACTTAAAGTGCTTATTCTTGACATCATTGTCTACAGACACATCAAAGGTACCAGAGTTACTATAGTTGAACCAATAGTATCTCAGTTGTAATCTGCCTTCATCTTCAGAGATTGTAGCACCATCAGAAGTAGTGTTCTTAATCATTGGTCTAGACAATACAACATCAAATTCATATTGCCTGCCTACGAAGTAAGTCATGCCTCTGAGATCCCCAGTTACCTTAAAGACACCATTATCATCCCAAGAGGATACCTGATGATAGTAGCCATCAGTACCAACTAGACAATACGTAGCTGAGCCAATCTTAGGAACAGCACCATAGACATCCTTTAGGGAGACCTCGGTATAGTCATTGTAGTCACTGTACTTATTAGTATCAGGGATGACATAGCGTACCTTACGATCCATAAAGTATCTTACAGGCTCATCAGAGAAGTCTACTGCCTGACCTGTAAACCTGCTCTTCTCTAAGAACAGTCCGCCATCAGTGTTAATAAGGAAGTAGATTTCAGAGCCTACGAACTCTGCAAGTAAGACCTGAGTACCTTCATATCGGAACGTCCATTTGCACCATGACTGCTGCAGACTCTGGGAATTCTGAATGATGTACTTAAAGATCCATACAGTGTTAGGATGAGTACGTGAACATAGTGTGATCACATTGTCTGAAGTATTACCAGAGAGCCTAAAGATTCCCTTAGGAATATACGTAGGAACATGTGCAGCTACGTCCTCAGCATCCTTAAGATCAGCTACGTCCTGTACCGTATAGTATCTCATAAGAGAGCAATAGTTAACTCTGTTAGAGATAAAGAAAATACTTTGTCCTACACCTAAAGGCTGAGCATCCTCACTGTAATCAAAGGAAGTGATTTGATCAACCTTAGCACTCTTAGGGGTCATTACGCCATCGCTAGAGAGAACAAATTGTCCCTCTCTAGAGAACAACATTAGTTCCCTGTTGAATGGTACTGCATGTGTTAGAATACAGACTTTGTTTGAAGATACAGCAAGGTCAATTGGATCAGTATCAGCAATAGTAGCTGCTGATCTAAACCAGAAATTAAAGAAATCAGCAGAAGCACTGAGGATAACATTTTCACCACTGATGAACCCTAAGCGATTTCTGTAGAAAAACATATCATTCAGCGTTTCCCCTACGAAGCTAGGCTTAGGATTGCTGTCCTCATCACCTACTGCTCTATCAGTCCAAGTAAGTCTTTTGAAGTGGAAGGAGCCATCAGATTCTCTTACGAGAGCATGAGGCATACTAGAGTAATCAAATTTATACTGAATGTTTGGTGCGGCACACTCTAGCCACGCATTCTTACCTTCATTGTAGTTAACATAGTAGTCATCATCAGCCGAGTTAGATTCACCCTTAATGCGCATGATGTAACCATTAGGAGCAGCAGGGGGAAGCTTAGAGACACTGTTAACGTAACCCTTCAAGACATATGCATTAGTGTTGCCAAAGCCATCCTTAACGATAACATTAGGCATATCCCAGCCAACCTTAGCTTGGATGGAAACTACGGAATCACCAAAGACTTCGAAGTTATAATTACTAAAGTCGAAATCAGGATTCTTAGAGAACCCCATAGAGACTCTGCCGACAAGCTGTCCTAATAGCCAATCATAGGTAGTGGCTCCATTATCAGCACCCTGAGAACCTGTAGCTAAGTCTACAAGTTTCTCTGCAATGAACGCAGAGGTAGTCTGTACAGCCTGCTTAGCTTCACCACCATCAGGGGTAATGACACCACACATGAAGGTATTGCCCATAAAGAGAGCATAGGTCTTAGCATAGGAGGCATTCTTAATGTACACTAGTGCAGTGTCCTGACCCTTTTGAGGGGTAGTAGCACTAGACATACCAATGGTTTTACTACGATTCAGAATGAACGTATAGTCTGCAACAGTGACTGCTCTAAATTCATCATTAGCGTCCGTGACATTAAGATAACTAGCATCATTGTCAATAACAACTTTCTTTTCATTACCTTCAAAATCCCATACCTTTAGAGACCCGCTGGACATACCTAAGATATACTGCTCAGTCTCATCTCTGTTAATGACATGATACTTAGTAGTGAGTGGATCTACTCTGTCCCCAAGTCTCTTAATGTGAACTGTAGGAGGTCTCTTTTGCAGGCCATCGACTTCACTAGAGAAACCATTGATCTGCTCCTCTACCTGATCAGCAAACCTAATGATATCCGGTTGCTGAGATACGCCACCCTTATAGGATACTGTTGATTGCGATACTAATGGCATCCCTATTAGCTCCTCTGGATATACTGAGAAATGTATTGGTCATCATTGAGGATATTATAGTTACCCGTAGTTAGATCATAGTCAATGATATCTGCATAGGCACTAGATTCCTCAGTCATCAGATGCGTATTCAGGTCATCTGAAGTAAGATATCTCATCTGGAAGATTCTAGCTGCACGACAAGTAATGAACTTACGGAATACCTCAGGTAACTCCTCAAAGTCTAATCCTCTAACCAGAGTATCTAAAGTCAAACCCTCAGGGAACTCATTGGTCTGCGAAAGAATGTCGAAAAAATAGCCGGATCGTCTGATCAGCTTATAACCACTGCTGACAAACCTAAGATAATTATTAGGGCAGGGAACTAAGTTAGTATCAGCGTCCGGCAATAAAGCTACTGAATCTTCAATATTAAAGTCCCATCCTCTTGATTGAATCTCTTTAGAGACACTATCGAGAATCCTCACTGCATTCAGAACGTCTACATTCAGTTCATCTTCAAGTGAGTTAACGGGACTAGAGCCTACAGCAGATAAAATCTCATTCACTGCATCTAGTTTGTTAGAAGGAGTGACAATCATAATTTATCCTTTGTAGTAGTATTTTATAGTTGTTATTATGTATTATTTGGGAGCTGCAGGGATCTTAGGCTTCCTAGAGACTACCTTAGGTTTGACTTCAGTTGGGGCTTTAATCAAACCTAATTTAATCTTTTCTTCTACAGTCAAACGGGAGCCTTTCTTAGAACCCCCGTTGACATAGAAATAGGAATCCTTAATGTCGGATTCCGAGTACATTACGCACCAACCTGAGCAGTCTTAACGAAGAGACCCACGGCTTCAGGACGAAGGCCACCGTGACCCACAGCCATCTTAGCGATGATCTGATCAGCCTGATATTCAGCTCTGCGAGCACGTTCCATAGCGAGATCCTTCAGCTTAAGGGCACCCACAGCGGAACGGTGGAAGGCGATACCCTGAAGGACAGCCGTAGAGATCTGCTTCTTAAGAGCGTGCTTACCATCAACACCATTGTTCAAGAAGTTCGGGGTTTCCACAATCTGGAATCCACATACATTCTGGAGCTTGCCCGTATTCGGATCAAAGATAGCAGCAAAGTTAGCAGCATCCGGCATAAGGGCACGGCAGATAGCCGAATAACCTTCGGGGGAGACAAGGAAATAACGGTCACCTGCCGGAACCCAATTCTTCGTAAACTGAGCACGGGCATCAATCAGACCCTGCAGGAGGATGTTGCCATACTCCACAGTCGTAGCTTCTTCCTTACCCGTAACATACTCAAATGCCTTGCCCGTACCCGGATTTTCAAGAGTAGTATTATCAGGGATGTTCTCAGGCATACCCTTGGTAGTCTTAGCACCCGTGTTAGCAAGTTCATTGATAGAGGCACAGTCGAAAGCCTGAGCAAGAGCTTCACCAAGCTGCTTCGAGTATTCCGTACGGACATCATAGTGATTCATTGCATCATCGATATCCGTGATAAGAGCATCAGCCGTGAGGAGACCATCGATAGCAATCACTCGCTCCGTGTTCTCCATCTTCTTACGCTGATCATCTAAGGAGTTACCTGGGGTAAGATACTTAGCATGAGTACGACCCATCACTGCGAAGCTAGCAGAACGACCGTGCGGAATAGTACGAACAATCTGTTTGTCCATCATGACAGACGTTCTCGTGAAAGCCGTAAGGACTTCACCAGAGAAGATCTTCATGAACAGCTCATCACGATCACCAGCGCTCAGATTCTGACCAGGATTAGAAATAGAATTAGCGGTTAACGCAGCCATTTTATTATATTCTTATTGTAGTTATATTATTGTTATTAGGAAATGTTTTTATTATGGGTACGTTACACCTGAGTATAGTACATCTTCATTTCGATAGCTCTAGTGTAACTGGGGTCAGCACCATAGCGGGGGTCACTCATAGCCTCCACTACTTCCTGCTTACTTGAGAAGCCCTTATAGCCACCCGTAGTAACCCCACCACCCATAATAGTAGGATTACGTGTTCCTTGCTTAGCAATCATCTTAGCTTTCATACCCTCAAACATAAGAGTGACAGCTTCAAGATTGTTGTTGTCAATAGCTCGATTAAAGGAACTCAGAACCTTATTAGAGAGGTTTCCTTGTGCCCACTCAATAACCTTGTTGTACGCCTGTTCTCCACCTGCTGAATTATAGACAGCATTAGTGAACTCACTCTCAAGGTTCTGTCGTGATTCAATGAAACCCTCAATGACCTCTGCAGGATAACCTGCCTGAGCAAGGTCAGCCATAGTCTTACTAGACAAGGCACCGTACTCATTGTATTCCTTAATGGCCTGATTGAAGTCCACACCCTTAGCCTTAAGATCCTTACCAAGAGCATCTAAGGTCTTCGTGTGCTTCTCAATCTTATCATTAAGGGCAACCTGAGGTTCGCCCTGAGGTTCTGCCGTAGGTTCTGCCTGAGGCTCCTCCTGAGGTTCCTCTACAGGGACAGCATCATTACTGCCGCCATCCTTAAGCATACCCGTAGATTCATCACCATCATCATCATCAAGGGTAAGCTGCTGAGTACCTGAGATCATAATATCGACACCATTGTCGACACTAAGACCATCACTATTCAAGTTTGTTGTTTCTTCGCTCACCTATTACACCCCCTGTTCCTGTTGAGCTTTGTTGTTATCTACTGCCATCTGAGCCTGAGCATCAACACCCTGCTGGGCAGCATACTGTTCCATCATTGCCTGCTGTTCCTTAGCAACCTGTTCAGGAGACTTAACGAGACCCGTAGCATCAATCTGAGCACTCGTGAAGATACGCATAGCTAAGTTCTGCTGATTGATCATCTGCATGATATCAGGGAACTGAGCAAGTACCTGAAGTGCCTGAGACAAGTTAGCAAAGTCATGACCACGACCCAAGGCATCAACACCAGTGATGACCGTAGGTTCAATCGTAGCGAACTTATCAGAGATAGTCGGAAGGCTGCCATTAGACTGCATCTGATTGAAGATACAGTGCACTAAAGGCAACTGAAGTTCCTGAGACAGGAGACTATAGACACCCCCTAAGGTATCCTCAAGTTCCTGAGCCATATATCTGATTTCTTCTGCTGTTCTTTAATATTATCGGGGAGGCGTTACTTCCCCACTTATAGTTACCTATAAGAATAGACTATATCTTACCTAAAGGTTTCTACATTTCGAGCCACTTGGCTCTACTCCTTTCGGATAGTCGTTACACTCACTTAACCTTCTTAACACCTGTAACCCTAGCCCAAGATTTACCCTTCCAAATATTTTGGATAGTCCCACGAGAAACGTCTATTTTGTAGCGATTCTTAAGCTGTGTAGGCGTCAATCCACTATCTCGGAGTTTGTAAATAAAGAGTACTTCTTCCGTAGTTAGCTTATGCGTCCCAATAAGTTCCCCATGTTGTTCCATGTGTAAACCGTTGTCCCAACAGTGTCGAATATTCTGTTTAGCAGCACACCACTCTAGGTTGTCCACAGAGTTGTTATAACGGTTCCCATCCTTGTGATTAACTTGAGGGTAATTATTAGGATTCGGAATAAATGCTTGAGCAACAAGACGATGCAAAGGAACAAACTTAGAGCAATGATCTGCACCTAAATGTACCTTCACATATCTGTTTGTCTTGGTTATAGATGTACCTTTAATCCATTTGCCATTATCCTCATTAAAGATTGTTCCATCTTCAAATAAGGTATAATTATGGACACATGGAAAAGGCAATAATTCATTAAGGTTGGTTTTTCTCATAGTTAAAAACCTCGTTAGCTCGGTATTGTCCCAGAGGGATGTTCACCGAATTAGTAGAATTTATAGAGAGCCACTTTAGTTAACCCTCTCAGCTTGGCGTTGCACACTAGAATTAAGCATGAAGCAATAAGACAATCTCTGTTCGATACCCTGAGATACCGCATAGCAGCCCTGAAGGTCAGTCTGTTTGTTTGTCTGCATTGCAACAATATCGTCCTGTCGACCTCTTACGAAAGCCCCATTCTCAGCTTTAGTAAGAGCCTTAATGTTAGTCTGACAGGAAGGAGACACTAGGTACAATACCTTAGCACAAATCATAGCCATATCGTTAATGGCATGCTGAAGGTTCTCTAAAGAGATCAAGTCACCAAGGTAATCTTCAACAAAGGATCGACCATAGGATTCCCCATCTTTCTTAGTGAATCTCACAGGGATCCAAGGACATTTGCCATAGGGATACGTCTGTTCTGATCCGGGGATAATGGTATTATTTACTTCCTGATAGGATTCCCAAGTGGATCCCTCTAAGGTATCCCCACGGACAAGATAGGTATGAGTGTAGATGTTAACCTTCTCAGAACGATTAACCTCATTACCTGCATTGCCTAAGAGACTTAAGATACTCGGAGGGATAGTCCCCTGAGCTAAAGTATCTCTAGCGACAATCTGAAGTACATTGCCGATAGCATCTCTTTCAACTACAAAGTTTCTGAGAGTGTAGCACTTCATGCCACCCTCTAGAGGAGGCAAAAAGAGCAACGCATTGCCAGCAATAATGAGCTGTTTGATGCACTCAAAGAGCGTAGGTCTAAGACCATTATGCTCCATATACTTCACCATAGCAGCCTCCATCATAGACAAGCCGTACTCTATGGCATCCTTAACCTGATCGTTGCCAGATGCCTGTAGTGCCTCATTAGATGCAGTATCTAACCCAAGTCTAAAGAAAGGCTGACCCGGGGGAAGCAAAGATAACAACAACTTAGATGCTAAGTTATTGAGACCTCTAGCCCCAATAGAATTATAAGGTGTCGTATAGGCAGTGCCACCATCGTCAGATTCCTTAGGGAACAACTGAGGGATAGTATAGGTAGCATTCTTCTCTGCTCTCTGGGTATACTGATCTCTGTCCGTAGACAATCTTTCGTATACCTTTTGTGCACCTTCAGCAGTTTGATTATCTAGTTTAGTTTCTGCCATTATTACACAATATTACGTCCCATTAGACAATATTCCTTCCGCTAGAGGGACCAATCATGTTAACCTTAAGAGACTTCTTGCCTCTCTTCTTTCCTTTAGTTAACTGTTGCTTCTCTGATTCTGCTTCAGTAGTGTTATGCGTATCTGCATTCACAAACCCTAACTCAGGAGCAGGAACAGTCTCTTCAGTAGTCGCTTGACCAGAGTTACTGTGGCCACCAATAAGGCCACCAGTGGAGACCTTAACTACTTTCTTAAAGGCTTTACTGATTTTCTTGAATATGCTCATTAATATCCTCTTTACTTAAATAATAGCAATTATAAATATGGAATCCTTTAGAGACATAACTATTCTTTAACATAGGAGCACACCAATCATTGACACTCCCAGTTTGAATATAGTCACACGCATCATTCTTTAGACAATCAATTAAATAATCAGACAACGCTCTAGCAATGCCTGCTCCTCTTTTAAAAGATACAGTCCATTCTTCATTAAGGATTCTTTGCTTATCAGAATACCAAGGGTAACCATAGGATAACAAACAGCATCCCACTAGTTCATCTGCAGATTGACTATAGAAACCAATAATACGATAATCATATTGGTTATTATTCAATACTACATCTTTAACAAAAGACCTAATATAGTCTTTATCTAAGTTTCTTATGAAGGATAAATTATTAGGATTATCTATAATAAATTCCATACATTTATCTAGAGCCTCCATAGCTGTCTTTAAGTCTACAATAGGTTTAACATATAGTTTACCTATAGACCCCCTATAGTCCCCCATAGTATTCATCATCCTTTTTTTTTAATTTTTTACATTACGTTAGTGCCTACACCCTTAGCTTTGTCTAAGGATACCTTAAGACCTTTCTTACCCTTACGAGCCTTCTGTTCTTCAGTCTCCTGAGCACCAAGCTCCGGTTCCTGAGGTTCAACTACAGGGTTGTCTAAGGCAGGTGCCTGAACTTTCACTTCAGGTGTCTTAGGCTTTGAAAACAGTGAACCGATTTTAATCACCTATATGGTTTTGTTCATTGAACTTATTTTCAAGGAAGTCAAGTACATCCTGTACACCACCACAGTAATCAATGGTAGGCTTATAGCGGATCATCTTGCGTACATCAAAGATCTTCTGAAGTCCCTCCAACAAGTCTTTCGGGACAGCCGGAAAGTTGTCGAAGAGGGGTTCATCAGGATCACTTTTAGTGGTATCTTTGATATCAATTTTCATAGAGTCGTCTTTCACGATTATCTATCTCCTAGTGGGGTGAATTTATTATCAACTATCTGTCGTCTTAATAGGGACGATTTTATCAGGTGTCCAAAGGGTATCTTTAGTGTCCCCTTGACGAAGAATATAGGCCATTCTAGCTTGCAGCAAAGCATCATCTTCAGTAAGGCCAGCTTTCTTGTAGGTATTAACTACAGTCTCCCATAGTTTATCCTGAGGGACATCCTTAAGGATCCTCTCTGCTCTTACTGCTCCAATACCGGGGCAACCTTTATAGCCATCAGTAGTGTCTCCTACTAGTGTCTGAAACATATGCCAATAGTTAGCTTTATCTTCGTCAATCCAATAGATTTGATCTTCATTTACTCTATAGAAATGAGTAGGAAGAGTTTTGAAATCCTTATCCATTGACACAATTAAGGTTGTATCAGGGGTACTATTAATACCTATTACATCATCAGCTTCTAGAGATTCACTAGATTTAGATTCATAGTTATTTCTGATCCATTCCACTAATCCATAGTAGCAAGTAGGCTTTCTTTTATCAAGCCTATTGTTTTTATAATCAGGCATTAAGTGCTTCCTAAAGTTATCATTAGGATCACTAAAGACAAACGAATAGTCATTCATTTCGACATTATGGTTTGTCTTTAGCATATCTTTAATACCACCAATAATCTCTTCAAATTGATCTATTGCGTCATCCAAATAAGCATGACAAGTATATAGACCATCTCCCCAATAGATATCCTTTTGGACAGCTGAAGAGGCTTTATAGGCCAATAGATCTCCGTCTATCAGCCCAATGTATTCTTTAGTAGCGCTCATAGGATGATGCAAGCTCAGCTCCAGAACGAGTAAGCAGCCATCGATTGCCTGCCTGTCGAATGTACTTATTGATTGACGTAATGTGACCTCGGGAGGCCATCTCAGCAATCATTCGTGCATTGTATCGACAATAGTCTGACTGAAGTTTAGGATGGACTTCACCAATGTAAGCAAGAGCACTGCAGTAGTTACTCATCTCAGCGTTACGCTTGTGAACAATAATCTCCCCAGTACTCTTCTCTTCTGTATAGAAATACTTAGGCATCTTCATAACTACCCTCCTCCTCTGTAGTGGTATCTGAAGTCACACTGTAACCGAGCTTCATAAGGAGGTCATGAATGATCTCTTCAGGAGCCCAATCCTTCCAAGTTTCAGGTTCCGGCTCATAGTTAAGCACAGTCTCACCATTAAGAGTGACTACAGCACCATAAGCAGGGACATTGCCATACTCATCATGCTTAACCTTCCACTTCCACATAATATGGATGTGATCAATGCTGCCCTTAGGAGCCTTATAGTCACGCAGCAGTGCTGCCTTAGTTTCTTTAGTCATACCAGTGTTTTCCATAGTAGTAATTAATGACAAGCTGCCCAGTTACAGCCAATCTTTCCTTCAGTATCAAGTTGACATTTAAAATTAAAGAATGCCTGAGTTTGTCTCATGGATTCCTGAGCAATCCTACAGCAGTCCTCAGCGATTTCTTTTGTTCTGCAGGCAACCTGTACCTCATCCTTACTGTTTCCCATATTGCTATGGGTGTCGGACTATCTCTTTACAGCCTATTGGTATTAGCTGTAGTAGGCATTTCGAGACTAGGGGGATCTCACCCCTAGCCCCTACGGTATATACCTAGTCTCTACACTTCCATTCTCGAATCCACTTACATGCAGAGGAAAACGAGACACCAAAGACTTCACCTAGCTTAGTACCTGTACACTTATACCTGTGATCTCTGATCCTTAGGTAACCATCATGATTCAGCCTATGTGATGTGGAGACTATGCAACCGTTTTGATCCTTAGTCAAGACCATGGGTTTACCACGCATAGTTCCTCCAATGTTTAGCTCGGGATTGCCCCATAGGGGTTTCCCCGAATTAACCTACTTTAACGTGCACAATGAAGTTTATGCACCCAAGCCATCATAGCAAAGTCTCCATCCCAGCTGTGCTTATAGCCAGCCTTACGCATATTCTCTTCTACAAGACACACCCATTTCTTACAAACGAGAGCACCTGCAGATTGCAATAGGGTATTCAAAGCTGAGTGCTCAGAGCGCACATAGATGACACGTCTGTCCAAACCCAAGACACAATGGGTGATCTCAAGCTGAGGACTATCAGGATGATACCGCTTACGCCACTTCACTTTATGAGTACCACCTACCCACTCTGAAGAGGAGACAAGACTATGAGAGATATCCTCTACTAGATCTTTATAAGCAGGAATAGCCTTAAAGAACTTCTCTTTAAGTGCCTTACCTGCCCTAGCGTCTCCCCCGATAACCTCACCAAGCTTAGCGTCTCCTCCTCCGTACATCATGCAGTAGATCATAGTTTTCGCTTGGTCACGTGTAGCAAGCCCTGCCATCTTTTGATTATGCGTATGAATATCACCTGATAGGATCTCCTTTACATATGCCCCATTATCATAAGGAGATAGGAAATGACCGAGGCAACGCAACTCAAGCCCAGAAGCATCAATACCAGCTTCATACCAACCTTTCGGAACAGTAAATAGCTCCCTGCATAGTCTCCCGTAAGGAGCTCTATTGGCAGGAACTTGTGCAACATTAGGATAGCTATGAGTTGCACGGCCAGTGACAGCCCCATTAGGGTTAACACTCCCGTGAATACGGATGTAGCCATCAGGATCCTCCTTCATTAACTTTAGCCACGCATTGCTTCCCTCAGCAAGCTGGCCAATACGTTTATTCAACAAGAGAAGCTCTAGGATCTTGCTAGTCATTGGGATATTCATAGCAGTCTTTAGTGTCTCTTCGTCTACCTTAGGCAATCCCGTATCGGTCACCTCTTGTGGTTCCCAACCTTGCTCAATGAGAACCTTAGCAATCTGTTGCCGACTATTGGGATTAAAGGCTTCATACACTGGGTACTGTACCCCTGCCTTAATGCCTCGCTTAGCGTTGTCCCTCTTGTAGGTCTTATAGCCAGTCAACAGAGGAGGGACACTATCCTGAAGCTCTTTAGTCAACTCATCTCTTCGACCTGCAAGCTTACTGTACAACGCTACAGCTTTATCTTTATCAAAGACAAAGCCATTACGTTCCTGCTTAGCCATCACCCAAGCAATATCATGCTCAAGCTGTACAGCCTCCCAAGGATAACCTTTGCCCATAAGTTTATCAAAGAGCATCTTAGTTACCACAACGTCCTGATGGTTGTACTTGTACATCTCCTCTGAGAAGCTGTCCCAAGCCTCCTCAGTCTCCCCGTAGGTGCCCTTGAGCTCACGCATGCGATAGCCATAGGCTTTCAATGAGTGGGAACCAAAGAGCTCCTTAGGAAGCCTCCCAGAGCGAATTAAGCCCATATCAAGATCTTTAATGTTGCTCCAAACTAGACGAGCATAGACAAGTGTATCGATAACACAATCCCTAGGATCAAATACAAAGTCTTTACCTGATAGTCGCTTAAGACAAGGGACATCGTACTTGATACCATTGTGAAATACCAAGTTATAACCGCTAGTACCATATACATTAAGAGCATCAATGTATTCCCCGAGATCCTTATATCCTTTGTACTCCTGAGAGGCACTATCGTAGATCCATGCGCACCAGAATTTAGTTACGGTATCCAATAGTCCATTGGTTTCGATATCAGTAATGATATGTTTGTCGTATAGTTGAAGCATTTTCTATATCCTTCTATAGCTTTGCCAAGATTGTTGTATCAAGAAATGAGGTAACGAATAAAGCACCCAATTGGGGAACTATGTAAAAACTACTAGAATGGGCAGTCACTTAAGTCATCCTCAAATGGGCAATCGTAGTCCTTTAGTCGGCCTGTTTCGGGATCATAATAGAGATAACCACCTATACCAGTCAAACCACTGAAACGATTCTTAAGTACTCTAATGGTCATGACATTAGGATTATCTCCCTGTTGATTCCTCTCTAGGCCAATCACCATATCTGCAAGCTGAGCGATAGCACCGGAACCTCTAAGTTGACTTAAAGACACCTGAGCTCCTTCTTCGTGACCTTTCTTATCGGGGCGCTTAAGGTGACTAACGACATACATAGTACACCCTGTTTCTTCAACAAGGGATCTAAGGTTTGTCATTAGTTTGTCAATAGCTTTACGTTCTCCACCATCGTCCGTATTGTCCATACCAGAGACAACAATAGAGATATGGTCTAGGAAGATTCTCTTGCATCCTAAAGCTACGATCATGTATCTAAGCTTACTAAGCAGATTCCCAGAATCAAGTGATCCAAAGTGATCATAGAGGAAGAACTTTCCGTTGCCAATCGTGGCATCAAAAGCACTCTTGAGTTCTTCTTTAGGAACACTATCGGGATCCACGCTGATAATGAGACGTCTATTAAGAAATATGGACATAAGTTCAAGTCCCGTCTTTGCAGTAGATTCCTCAAGAGCAACCACGCCACAAGTCTCGCCTTTAGAGACACCAAAGAAATATTCAAGCTCTCTGAGTAGAGTGGATTTTCCCATGCCTGATCCTGAGGTAATGACATAAAGCTCACCGTGTCTAGCACCGTTTGTCTTGCTTTGGAGAGCTTGAAAAGGATAGGCCACACTGTCTTTAAGACTATCAAGACCTTCCACACACTTCTCATAGAGATCTTGACCTGAAACAATTCCATCAGGTCTGTAAGGCTTAGCGTTCCATATGGCCGATACAAGGTCACCTGATCTCCCAGCCTTAAGACACTCATTAGGATCCTTAAGAGGTAGATTAGCAATGTACGCTTTACCCACTGGGAGAATCTTTGCACAATCTTCACATGCTTTACGTCCCGGATCATCCATATCAAACATTAGGATGATCTCTTCAAAGTTATTTAGATACTCTAGGTTAGCTTCAATGGCTTTCCTAGCAGCCTGAGCACCATTAGGAATAGACACTACAGGCCACTTATTGCCTTGCATTTGAGACACACTAAGGGCATCTATCTCACCCTCAGTGATTACTAGTTTCTTACCACTAGACCACAACTGAGAACCATAGAGGCACCCAGAGATCTTCCCTAGTACAGCAAAAGACTTATCAGGGAATCTAAGCTTTTGTCCTACAAGAGAACCCTTGTCATCATAGTAGCAAGCCACTTGACAAGGGTTACCCTTATACTCCCCCACGAAATACTTTAGCTTAGTACAAGTATCTTTAGTGATACCCCTAGCAGGCAAAGCAGAGATCTGTAGTTCCTCTAAAGGAATCATATTGGATGCTGACATCTTTACCCCCTTGGGTTTGTCCAAAGATCCATCAGGTCTAAAATAAGTGGTACAGCTATAGCAATACTTATGACCGTCACTAAAAACAGCAAGAGCATCACTAGAGCCGCAATTAGGACAAGGCTCATGGCGCAGAAAGGTCGATTCCATGATCTAGCATATAACGTGCACTTTGGAAATCACGAAGATTATATTGAAAGCCTGTATCAAAGCTGTATCGGCACTGATGTTCAAAAGGTGTCATATGCCCACTATCAATAAGCCGCTTAGCAAGAGTAAGATCCTTTAGGATATCCGGCTTAGACCCATCGTGATTAAGGTAAGACACTCGGGCACAACGTGCAGCAGAGATAAGCGTGAGAATCCGCAGATCATCGATAGCATCCATCTCATCAAAGTTCACATAAGGAAGCGTACGCCCCCCGTGAGCATTGATATAAACGTAGGTGTTGCTAACGGCATTCATAGCCATCTTAATAGCCTTAGCAAGGTGCTGGATCTCTGGATCAGCATCAGGAGACAACCGGAGATCAAAGAAATTGCTCCACTCAGTAGCAGTGACAATAACTTTAATCTTAGTGAAGGGCTCAAGGATGCGATTGATGTGCTGCTTATGAAACCCATTGTCAATCATCTTATGAGCAACCTCGATTGCCTTAAATGCAGCATCTTGCCACTCTTCACAAAAGATATCATAGTCATCTTCATTGACAATATCTTTGCCTTGCATGCCCTTGCAATTCTTATAGACATCCGAAGGCACCCAAGGATCATTCAAGATATTCTGAATAGTTCGCTCTACAGGTACCGCACGCGAGCTAGAGGCATTACGACTGAAACAGTTATGCACTGTAATCCCGTTTGCTAGGAAGTTATGGTATTCAGATGAAACCGAAATATCAAATACCTCTTCTTCACCAACATACTCAATGGAATCTACCTCTACTGCCATAACATTACATTGGCTAACACCTTGCCAACCCTGCTTACTATGTCTGAGCTTATGGCAATCCTGACAAAGTGCAACCACATTATTAATGTCAAAAGCAAGATCAGGGTTTTCATACCTCGGAATCACGTGATGAATTTCTAAAGGCTTGTTCTCAGCACCACAATCAGCACATCGAAACCCCTGCCTTTCAGACACTTCAGGCTTAACCTTTTTATTCCAACAAGAAACCCATTCTCCATTAATCTTCTTGTAAGGATCAAAACGAAGTTCTGTATACTTCTTACGAGTATTGCAGTACACCTTATCTCTACCTACAGCAATGTCCTGCAACTCCTTCCAACCACTATCAGTAAGAATTAGATGGTCTGCAGTGCAAGTTACGGAGAAATCTCCTGCTGTAATCTTATACACAGGCTTAACCCCAACCTTCCAACAATCAGTAATGGTCGTGTGAGTAACTTCCATCGTAGACTCATCCACAGAACGAAGACGCATCTTGTTCAAACGACCTTTCATGTCATATCGCCGTACTCCGCCCCATCGAGTAGCATGAGGGGAACTACCGTTTTCCCACTTATCCCAAAAATCTCCCAGTGTAATTTGATAGGATCTGTGTTTGCTACCCCTGCTTCCACTAGGGAGATCGAAAGTCAGTACCGTATCTGCAGTGAGGCACCTGTGTGTCATGAATTCACTATGGATGAAACGAGGATACTCCAATTCAAACGTATAGAGGTTATCCCAGCGTGCACGAATGATAGCTTTAGAGTTACCTACGCAATAGACCTTAGAGATAGGATCATCACTCATCTTCATCATCCTCCTCATCAATCTCATCATCAGCATCATCTTCAGAATCTAGGAAGGCTTCATATTCATACTCCCACTTCTCTTTCTGATTGTTGTGAAGCTCATCACGATATGAATCTCCATCAGGATAATGCCAATCTGATTTACGTTCAATAGGTTCCATAATTATGGTTTCCTTAGTGTTTACTATGGTATAGCTTTGGTAGGCCGAGGGGGATTCGAACCCCCATGCTCTAAGCGGCGCATTTTAAGTGCGCTGAGTCTCACCAATTTCTCCATCAGCCCAAATGTTTGGAGCGTCCATGAGGAATCGAACCTCTCACCTCCTTCCAACTTTTTAGGTACAGCTTTAGAAGAACTGTGTTGGGAATGGACGCAGAATTAGTTATCTATTTTTAGAATAGAATGTTCCGTTGCAATGCCTTGAACAAAAGTGACGTGCACTCTTTGGGTTATATCGGTACCTACTACGCAAGAATACCCTTCCACAGTTAGGACAAGTAAGCCAAATACCAAAAGAATATCTCTCACTTGCATGTAACGCAAGGTGAGCATTTTTATCCATCACTTCTAGGTTGTCAACAGAATTGTTAAACTTATTGTGATCCTTATGGTGAACCACTTCATCCTTGCCTAATAGGCGTCCCAAATGGTTCTCCATAATAACCCTATGCATTAACACATAGCCGTTCTTAGTAGCATTAGGATGATCCGGCACTAAAGCATAAAGATAATCACCTTTCTTTATTTCTTTTCGTATGGTAAACACTATTTACTGCCCCCATTCAGTTTGATAAAAGCCTCTAGTCTCGTGTTGAGGTCTCTGAGTAATTCAACACCTTCTCTATGAAGTCCTGCACTCTCTGAGAGTAACTGTCTACACGCTTCGACTGACTTTGCATTAGCTCCTGAGGCATCCCTGAGAAGCTTTCTATCGGTGCTACTGAGGTTGTACTGCACCCGATTAACATGTTTAGTAAGGGAAGCCAAGTCAGCAGCATCAGAAGCTTTACTTTTAATGATAAGGCTAATTGTTTCATCTTTCCTAGCTGTTAGCTCCTTTAGTTTGACTTCATTCTGAGCTTGAATAGCTACAAGCTCTTCAGTGTGCTTATTGCTTTCATATTTCCTGCCACCAATGACACCTGTAATGAAAGCTAAGACTACTGCTAGTATGGCTACCTTCTCCCACATAGTTTATTCTTCTCTCTAGTAGTGGAGATTTTATGCGATACGAACTAAGTCACCTTTAGTGAACTCAAGTGTGCCATTAGCTTCCTTAAGATCAGCCTGAGACAACTTGCATCTATCAAGAGAGCTCTCGTCCTCATAGGTAATGTAGACTGCTCCTCGGCCATACCAGGATTGTACATCAAAACAAGGGCAGTCTTTGGCTACCCCCGGAAAATCCCGATGACCTAAGACCTGAGCCTTGGGATACTTACTCTTAAGCCAGTCTAAGAGTTTCTTAAGGGATTCCTTTTGCTTGACCGTAAAGTTGTCTACAGACTTACCATTACGATCAGTCCCCCCAATAAGGCATATACCAAGACTATCATCATTATAACCCAGAACGTGACTGCCAATAGCTTCAAGGGGTCTGCCATTTTGAATAGTTCCATCCGTAAGAATGACAAAGTGATAGCCTATACCAAGCCATCCCTTTTGACGATGCATTTGATCAATAGTTTTCCAAGTGTACTCAGGCTTATTTTGAGTAGCGCTGCAGTGAACCACCAGATAATTCGTAGAACTGCGAGACTTGAACTTAACAAAGTTTCTATGGTAGTCAATCAGTGGTTCCTTAAAGGTAGTAGTCATTTATTAATTCTCTTGTTGTTATTGTTATTATTCTTGTTCTTCAAGATTCCCTCAGGGATATCTTTAGGTTTCTCTTTAAGCCATTCTTCGGGGATCAGCTTATCGGCAAACTTAATGCCGTTCTTGTTGCAGAAGCTAGCGTAAGTAGTAGACGATCCCTTATAAATGTACGTCTTACTTCTACTAAAGACAAACCGGATATCTAACTCAGGATGTTGCTCACGGATTAATAAATGCTTCTTCCTATCTTCAGCATCCCAGACACCCTTAGTTTCTATAATGATGCCATTAGGCAACACGAAATCAGGGGTATACTTGTGAGTACTCTGAGGAACGACATACTCTAAGTACTGTTCCTCATAGTGTGGCTCAATAGAAAAGGACTTGAGGAAGTCTGAATTCTTCTCCTCAAGTCCTGATCTGTAGGTACCCGCGTTGTGCCTTTTAGCTTTGCTGTATGCTGCACTGCGGGTGGTCATTAGATACCACCAAAGACGTACTTAAAGTAATAATTCTTAGGATCTCGCTTCTCTTCACTGCCCTTATCAAAGATAGGAGATCCATTAGCGTACTTGAAGGTAGGTTTAGCATCACTAAGCGAAAAGTACATGTAACCAAGAAAGAGGCTACCATCTTGCACACTAGAGGCATCTACAGGAATACTTTCTACATCTTCACAGTATTCCTTATAGACATCCTTATGCATCAGCATGACTGCAACAAAGTCACAATCAATATCTTGCAGCACATGATCAGGGAATTTAATGGTGCATGGGTTCCAATCATAGAGATCGAAAGTAGGTTCCTTTTGTTCCTCTTTAAGTTCCTCAATGTTAGTCTTAAGACCCTGCACAACATCCTGCATCATAGCAAGAGTAGATTGAGCACTATCAATGCGGTTCTCAAGTTCTTCCAAAGTAATCATCTTAGGTACTCCCTAGTAATTATTAAAAATCAGTGGCTCCAACAGCCTTACGTGATTCTACTTCATCTTCATCGAGACTGTCAAATGGTGCCTCTTCCTTGAATTCCTCATAGCCTTCCTCTTCAGCAGAGAAGCCGTAGTCCTCTGCAGATGAACCACCGAACTCGTTAAGCTTAATCACTTGGACTGCAACCGGTCGAAGGCTAAGGCCAACCTGCTTAGTTGACTGCATGAAGTAAGGTGCTGCAGTGAAGCTAAGACGAATCACTGAATCACGACCTACATTGACGTCAATAGGCTTGCCCTTAGAATCAAAATGGGCAATCTTAGCGTTGACTGTAGATCCATCCTTTTTCTTGATTACAGCATTCTGCTTAAACTTGAGGTAGACATTACCTTCTTCATCTTCAAAGTAAAGATCAGACTTATGGATCTTTTTCTTATTCATCGCATTGGCTTCAGAGACTGCTTCATCGAAAGCCTTGTCCTGAATAGCCTCAAGCTTCTCAATGAGCTTCTTAAGTTCATCAGTCATACCCTCAAAGCGCATAGTGACACTAAAGACACCTTCAGGATTGAACTTCATATCAGGCTCCTTCAGGTGAGGATACTGAGCAAAGCCCTTCGGAGTAGTGTAACGTTCGATCATTTTAAAATGGTTTCCTTGTTTAATTAATTAAGTAAAGGTTACTAGAGAGATTCCTTGGTTCTCTCTAGTAGTGGAGATTATATTAAGTTACTAGCAGAACGCATACATAGACTGTTTGACTACATCAAGATCTAATGTACCGTGCTTAGGAATCGGAGGCAACTCCTTAGCTTTCTTAGGAGACAACATGTTCTCGACTTGATCATGAAGATCCTGCAGTACATCATTCTGTTTGTAGGTTTCAGCAAAGACCTCACGAACAAGAGAGAACATCAAATCACCTTGACCTGCAGGGCAGCCATAGGAATCATGAATCATAGCGAACTGATGGATACCTGCATCAACACAAGCGTCTACAGTTAACATGAGGTGACTAGCATCCATAGAGTGCACATAGTTAGGAGCGATGCCCTGTTTCTGCTTACGAGAATCGATTTCCCCTAAGTCCTCTGAGACACTAATCTGAAAAGTTTCCCCTTCTTTCTTAGATTCCTCAGGATCACCCGATTCATCAGACACATGAATAGTTCCGCTGCAGAATGTCTTAAGTTTCTTCAGGCGTACTTTAGGATACCTTTGACGAACCAAGAAACCACTTGGAGTTACCCATTGTGTAGGAAGGTTCTCTCCGTTGATATTCTTGTCCGTAGCGAGTAGTCCTGAGGCAGTCTGAAGCCAATCCATAGCTTCTCTAGCTTTGACAACAACTTCACCTAATGAATTCCAAATCTTGTCAGCCATATAGGTTGCAGCTTGTCGAGGCTTAGAGAATGCTAAAGGATGATGTTCTAAATGAGGGTAGATAGTATCTTCAAGGATCTGTTCAGTAAAGCCAAACTTCTTCGCTCCGTATGAAAGTGTCATAGTTGGTCTCTTGGTTACCTTACGGGTAATTCCATAGGCCAGCCACTCAGCAGCAAGAGACTTAGTACCCTTTGAGACGTACTCAGCGCCATCTTCAGCAGTCTTTAGTTCATCTTCAGTACCCTCAGCAGCATCCTTCATCACAGCTTGTTTCACATGCTCAGCGACAATACCGTAGATATCGTGAACCTTATCATCAGGCACGAGGTTAACTGCAGTACCCCCAATCTCATCCTTTAGCATAGCTGAGAAGTGCTGAATACCACTGCAGCTGCCATCGAATGCTACTGGAATGTGAGACACATAATCTGTACCTTGGTCCATGAAATCAGCCCACTCAAAGCAGAATGCTAGGAACTCCCAAGGGCTATCTGTTTCAGTCCATTCGAGGTCTGTAAGAGGATCTTTAGCTGTCCTAAGAATCAACTCAGTGTTCTCATAGACCCACGCAATGCGTTCCTCTAAGGGTTTCTTATCAAGCCCATAGCAGTTAGCACCTTGGATAGCTAACCAAGCTACCCCCGAATCTCCTAAAGGAGCACCATCGGCAAACTCCAGCAAACTCTTGCAGAAATCAGTGCCTTGTGGGTTCAGCAAAGGCAGCGGATAGACACGACCACGGAAATCAAGATTATGAGGAAAGTAGATACGTTCATAGTCTTTATAGATATCCGCAAGGGCAAGCTGAGCATTCACTGCATAACGCTTAGACTTACGCTTATTGTCACGCTGAAAGTAGATAACCATAGACTTACGCCATTCCTTCTGAACATTAGGATCCTTATCTGCTGCCTCTGGGCGCACTGGAGGCTCCTCAGGTTCCGCCAAAGGCATCTCAAGACCATCAGGGATATGCTTCCACTTAGAGATCTCCTGAGCTACCTTAAGTACCCTTTTGTTGATTCTCCAAGGTGTTTCTTGAATAGCATTAACAGCCTTATAAACGTCAGGCATATCGAGATCTCCATAGAGATCCATAACAGTCTTTTCATTAAGACGAACTAAAGGAATGGGGCGCTTGAGATTGATATAGTAGCCACCGTTGATAGGATTACTCCAAGGCTTAGGAGGGATGACCATAGGACGATTCTTAAAGAGAAGATCAGCCATCTCCCTATCATTATGGGCAATGTACTGAACAATCTCAGGAGCAATCTCAAATCGATAGGAAAGCTTGATACCTTGGGAGTACCTAGAGATCTTCCCTAGACCGGTAGACACAATAAAGATATCGATCAACTTCATACCTAGATTGCAGCGAACAGAATCAGTCCATTTCTCCCACTTCTCTTTACGTTCCTCATCAGCTAACCATTTATCTTTGGCGTTAACAAAGGCAGTCTTGAAAGACATACCTATACGTTTGTTGAGGTTGACCTGAAAGTAGGATCGTTCCTTCTCAGACAAAGTAGACAATACATCTTGGAACTTCATCTCCAGTTCTAACTCAGTTCCTAACTCTTTTGCAAGGGACGTAAGGTTAATCTGAGGGATAGCATTAGAAAGAATAGTTCTAAGAGACAAGAAAGCTACATGCTCAATCTCTAGCTGCTTTAAGACAACTGCACAAATATGGCGTTTCCCAGGTTTACCTGAATCAGCTTTAGTGTAGAAATCTTTTAGTCCCTTACAAAAGGCCGGAAGGGCTTCTTTAAGCAGCATTTTGGTTGTCCCCGTGTCTGCTAAAGTTTTATTCTCTCTGGCCTTATTAATTTTAGACATAAAAGCTTGATAAGCAAGATCCTTACTCTCTAACTCTAATTCTATTTCTTTATCGACTAAATGCTTTCCATATTTGAGACACAATTCATCATAACCACATTCATTAATCCGAATTGAATCAATAGCTGCTTTAGTGTCCATTTGGTTTCCTTTAGTTATCTTTAAGTTATCTTTAGTTAGTCTTTAGATTAGTATCTATAGTAATAACCTACTTAGTTATTTATATTATAATTATTATTATGATTATACTCTTATAAGTTATTATTATAGTTATTATCATTAAAGTTAATATCTATAGTTCTCTATAGTTTATCTTTAGGTTATCTTTAAGTTAACTATAGTCCCTTGTCTCCCTGATTTGATCTACATCAATGTCTTATCCTACCTCTCTCTAGTACTGGAGATTATATTTTTTTTCTTGACCTAGATCAATATTAATATAATCTCCCCTATTAGATAGAGTAATCTTACTACTCTTCGTCTCGTTCAATCAGTGGTCTGCCATAAAGATGCCTATTGAGAAACTCTTTATAAGCTTCATATTTCTCTTTGTCTTTCTTACCAGATTCCCCATTTTTATGACCTGCCCTATAGGCATATTTGATCATATTTCCTTTACAGAAACCTATGAATTCCTTGTGAGAAAGCAACTCTTGCATTAATTCAATAGGCTGAATTAAGCCCTGATAATGCTTCTGATCTTCTGGCTTTCCACTATCGTTTATTCCTTCATTAACCCATTCATTGTCGTATTCCTGCATATTAATTCCCATTTATTACATAGAATTCAGTTAAATCGATGTTGTCTTTATGTTCCTCATAGTACTCTTTAGAGTAAACTATTGAGGTTTCTTTGTGAATTAAATATTTAATATTCATGTTCGATACACCACATTTTATAGGGACGACCAACCCTATAGTTGCAAAGCTGCTCATAAATACTAAAGATCATACTCTCGCGCTGCTCATAGGTAACTTTGGAGTTCTCATAGAGTGAATCGATGTAGTCTACTGCAGGCTGCACTTGAGTAAAGACTGTAGCGCTCAGTGTGTTCTCATCAAAGCACTCTACGGGTACTTCTTTGCATAGATTGCAGCTGATCAATCTCATCTTGCTTCCTGGTGTTCTGTAATCGTGAATGACAATGTACATGGTGTGGTCTCCTATTTAAAATGGCCGTAGAGCCTTCAGATTTGCACCAGGTTAAACGATAGTGTACTTGGTGGTATAGTTGCTTACCTGAGCACCTATCGTTTAACTGAGGTGAATTTAGAGAGGTTTTAGAGATCCTTCCAGTCACCAAGCCACTTCCCCTCGAAGTTCTCAATGCTTTGCATGAGTGCATAATGCTCAACTTCTCGGATGACTAGAAGAGTACGTTCTTCATCTCTGAAGTCTGAGTAGTGCATTGCATTCCACAGAAGATAAGTCTCAAACTCATGAAAATGATCATCATCAGTCGTAAACTGGATCACATACTGAGCACCATCAGGGCACACTATAGAAACCCTTTGTGTCTCTGCATCCGATCTGATAATCACTCTCTTTAATCTGAACTGTAGCATCTTTAGATCCTCCATGTGATCTGTTTGTTTAACCATGAGCACACTTTAACAAACCCACAAGCGATTGTCAAGCCCTCCCCTATCCCCTGTTCATGGGATACCCTCGGTGCCCCAACGCTATTATAATAATAGTCATCGGGTAGGCCTTCGGGCTTCCCAAGGTTGCCAACAGGGAGCAACAGATATGATATAAGTAGAAATACCTATGTTACCCCGAAAAAACATAGATGAACCAAATGTAAACAATAGGGTCAGTAGTTACCCTAAAGCTACCCTAAAGCTACCCTAAAGCTACCCCTTGGGCACCCTTACGCACGCCTACACATATATACGTAAATTAGGCAGCAGGTGTATACGAGCAGCAACAGGGAATCTAGAGGCACCCTATGGGGGACACACGCCCGTGTCTGTCTTAAGGTGCCACCTTACAAATTTATTATAAAATTCTAATCAAGGTGACACTGTTGCTACACTTAAGTTACCCTAGAGTTAACCACAAGTTATCGTCAAGAGATAGCAAGCTAACATAAGGAGGCGTACCCTAAGGGTTAACTTAAGGTACACCTTAAAGGGTCTATAGACTAACTATAGGCACCCCTTAAAGGGGCTATAGTAATCCACCTACAGCAGCTCTAAGCAGTGCATCAACTGTACCTACATCACCATTCAATAAGGAAACCACTAAAAGGACAATAATAATGATGATCTTGATAGCTACTACTAGTTTATGATTCAATGGTCTCATATGGATACTTTGAGTTAACTAAAAGGGAACATAAAGAAAAATCTAAAGTCAGTCTTTACGATCCCCTTTAGAATATCTCAAAGGGTCTATAGGTAACCCCATTATTTTTTTAATTATTATTTTCTTATTTTTTGTCAGGAGGGGGTCAGGTAGATATCTTATATATACCTTTTTCTGACCCCTTCTGGGAGGGGAGATTTTATTCGGAGTAGTCACTTCACCCTTATAGGGATGATTTTATCTTGTAAACTTGTATCCCTCTGAATATTTGTATTTATTGAATCCCTTGGAAGTACCTGATTCTCTTACATTTTCTGTAATTGTATTTATTCCTATTTTTCTTGTAATAAACCCATGAAAGGCTTCCAAAGATTCCTCTAGCCATTCTGAAGTTACTTCATTTATTCCTTCATCAGCATCAATTCCCATGAAATCTACTAAATACTTGACACCTATAGCTAAGGCATCCAATCTATCATCGTGAACTAGTGCTCCTCTGTCTGAGGTAATCCTAGTCATCTGATAGAATAGTGCATACTTGTAGTCACCTTCAGGGACACTATCGATATCCCTATTGATGCACTCAGGGGTAACTATCATCTTATGATTACCTAGGACAGGCTCTAGGGTGTCTATGATACGTACTTCTTTCTGTCCTGTTGACTTAACTTCTTTAGTACCACATTCCTTATAGGTTTTCCTGAGGACAGGTTCAAATAGTTTGAGGTACATGCCATCCATTATGTTTACATAAGTTCGTTACGCTTATGCCTTGGGGCTATACATTGC